AAACTTTATATACTTATGTAAATACAGCAGATGAAGGAGATCCAGAAGTTATTGAAAGACCATTGGGTGAGTTGCCTAGATTGGACTCGTAATGCCTTTAATTTTATCAGGTAATGTAGCAACAGCATTGGGTACAGGATATGATGTGGACAACTCATGTAGGTTTGATGATGGTAGTAGTGCTTACATGCACAAAACACCTGGTAGTGCTGGAAGTTCAAGAAAAGTAACTATTAGTTGTTGGTATAAAAAAGCACAACCAACAAATGGCACAACATGGCAACAAATATTAAACTGTTCAGATTCAGACGGAAATCCTTTTTTTGCATTTGGTTTAAAAGCTGACAAATTTACTGTTAGTAGTGGTTCTAGTTCTACTGAACTTCAAAAACAAACAACACAAGTTTTAAGAGACCCCACCGCTTGGTACCATTTGTGCGTTGGAATTGACACAACTGATGGCACAGCGGGCGATAGGGTTAAAATGTATATTAATGGAACAAGAGTCACTTCTTTTGCCGCTTCAACTAACCCAGATCAAAATTACGATTTTCCATCACTCAATACAACAAGTTATGCAATAAATATAGGAAGAGATGATTATGGTGGTGGAGAAGCTTATTTAGATGGTTATTTAGCAGAAGTAGTTTTTATAGATGGTTCAGCTTTAGCACCAACATCATTTGGAGAATTTGACGAAGATAGTCCTAACATTTGGAAACCGAAAGATGTATCAGGATTAACATTTGGTACAAATGGATTTTATTTAGATTTTGAAGATAGTAGTAATTTAGGAAACGATGCAAATGGTGGAGCAGATTTAACAGAAGTTAATTTAGCTGCAACAGATCAAAGCACAGACACTTGTACTAATAATTTTTGTGTCATGAATCCTTTAGCTACAGGAAGTAATATTACTCTTTCAGAAAATAATTTAGTAACAACTGGAAATACTGCTTCTGATAGTGGATTATCAACAACAACAATTCCTTTTGCTTTTTCTGGTAAATGGTATTGGGAAGTAAAAATGACAGACGCAACATCAGACTATCCTTATATGGGTATTTTTGATGATTGGGAAAGTGTAGCTGACACAGACTTAAATGGTGCTGGTGGTGCTGCTTTACAAATGGATGTTTACATTAGAGGTGGTAACACAACTTTATATAAACCTGGAACAGATTTATCTATAACTGCACCAGCAGATGGAAATATTATAATGTTTGCAATAGATAAAGATAATAATAAATTTTATATGGGCAATAATGGAACTTGGTATAATTCAGGAGATCCAACAACAGGCGCAACAGGAACAGGATCGCTTATGGATTTAACGGCAAATACAATGACAATGTTTGGAATACACGAATATAATGGTTCTGATAGTTCTGTTAATTTTGGTTCTCCAGCTTATGCTAATTCTTCAAGCGTGGCAGATGCAAATGGTTATGGTGATTTTGAATATACACCGCCATCAGGGTACCTTTCATTATGCACTAAAAATTTAGGAAGTTCAGGAGGATAAATGGCAGCTTTTACTACGATAGACAATCCAGAACTTTACTTTCAAGTCAAAATCTATACCGGCGATGGTAATGATAATAGAGCAATTACTTTTGATGGTGACGAAGATATGCAACCCAACTGGTTATGGTTTAAAAATAGGGGGGCTGCTGCTTGGCACAATATTTATGATAGCGTTAGAGGAGCAAATAAAGCACTAGCAAGTAATGCTAATAACACAGAAGAAAGCAGGTCAGATACATTAGATAGTTTTGATTCAAATGGTTTTACCGTGGGGAATGATACTTCACAAGATCCTGATGGATATAATACAAATGCTAGTAGTAATACATATGTTTGTTGGGCGTGGAAAGAAACAGCAACTGCGGGGTTTGATATAGTTTCATATACAGGAAATGCTACTGCAAGAACAATATCTCATTCACTTTCAGCAGTTCCTCATTTTATTATAATTAAAAATAGAGATTTTGCTAGAAGCTGGTTAGTTGGAAGTAAAGGATTACCAAGTTGGAGTTATCATGTTTATTTAGATACTACTGACGACCAAAATTCAGATAATAATATGTTTAATGGAACTACACCAACATCTTCTGTATTTAGTTTAGGTAATGCTGATGAAGGCAATCAAAATGCAGATAACATGATAGGTTTTTTATTTTCAGAAAAACAGGGCTATAGTAAATTTTCAAAATATATTGGCAACGCTAGTGATGACGGACCGTGCATATTTACGGGTTTTCGTCCAGCTTGGATTATGTGTAAGGCTGCATCTGATAATGGTGAGGGTTGGCAAATATTAGATAATAAAAGAGATCCTAATAACCCAGTATTAACAAAATTAGCTGCTAATGCTGCTGGTGCTGACAGTGCAACTGCTGGAGATAATAACGTAAATTTTTTAAGTAATGGTTTTAAAATAATTACAAATGATAATGGTTTAAATAAAACTGGTGTGACATATATTTACGCGGCTTTCGCAGAACAACCATTCGTAAATTCTAATGGAGTACCAGCAAACGCGAGATAATTATGTTACAAAAAGTTAATTTTGCACCAGGATTTAATAAACAAGTTACCGCAACCGGTGGTGAAGGCCAATGGGTTAATGGTGATAATGTTCGTTTTAGATATGGTACACCTGAAAAAATAGGTGGTTGGGCACAATTAGGTTCTATTGAATTAACAGGACGTAATACAGCCATTCACCATTTTGTTAACGCTAATGGAATTAAATATGCAGCATTAGGAACTAATAGAATTTTATATGCATATTCCGGAGGTATTTTTTACGACATACATCCAATTAAAACAACAACAACTTTAACAAGTGCTTTTTCTACAACTAATGGATCTGCAACTGTAACAATAACTTTTGCATCAGCACACAATATTAATAAATTTGATATTATTTTATTAGATAGTTTTACAAGTATTACTAATTCTGGATATACATCGGGTGATTTTACTAACGTAAAATTTATGGTAACAAGTATTCCAACAGATACTACTTTAACAATTAGTATGCCGTCCAACGAATCTGGATCAGGCGCATCAACATCTGGTGGTATTAGAGTACAACATTATTATCCTGTAGGACCAGCAGTTGAAACAGCTTCTACTGGTTGGGGTCTTGGATCATGGGGTGGTGTACAACAAGGACAATTTACTTCAACACTATCATCAAGTATTAATACATCAGTTACAAGTTTAACAATGGCAAGCTCTACATCGTTTGCATCATCAGGAACAGTTATTATAGGATCTGAATTAATTACTTACACAGGAAATAGTGGTGGAACATTATCGGGATTAACAAGAGGTGCTAATGGTACAACAGCAGCATCTCATTCATCAGGTGCAACAGTAACCGATGCATCAAATTATTTTGCATGGAACGCTGCAGCATCAGGAGATATTGTAACAGCACCAGGTTTATGGTCATTAGATAATTTTGGTAATAAACTTGTTGCAACTATATTTGGTGGAGAAACATTTACATGGGATTCTGATCCAACAGGTGCAACAGGAACAAGAGCAACAATTTTATCAAATGCACCAACAGCATCTTCATTTACTTTAGTATCTACACCAGACAGACACTTAATATTTTTTGGCACAGAAACTACAGTTGGTACATCAAGCACAAGAGATGAAATGTTTATCCGGTTCTCGGACCAAGAATCAATTGATGCAACAACATCATATGCACCTAGTGCAACTAATACTGCTGGTACACAAAGACTAGCAGATGGATCAAAAATTGTAGGGGCTATTAGAGGTAGAGATGCAATATATGTTTGGACTGATACGTCTTTATTTATTATGAGATTTGTAGGAAGTCCTTTTACTTTCTCATTTCAACAAGTTGGTACAAACTGTGGATTAATAGGCAAGAACGCAGCCGTAGAGGTTGATGGATCTGCTTATTGGATGTCAGAGAATGGTTTCTTTAGATACACTGGTAAACTGGAATCACTACCGTGTTTAGTTGAAGATCATGTTTACGATGATATTAATACAATTCCTAAACAACACATTAATGCAGGATTAAATAACTTGTTTGGCGAGGTAATGTGGTTTTATCCTAACTCAGGAGCAAGCACAGTTAATAGAATGGTTTGTTATAACTATTTAGATTCAACACCAGATAGACCAGTTTGGACTACAGGAACATTAGCAAGATCCGCATGGCAAGATTCTGCTGTATTTGGTAAACCTCATGCATCAGAATATGATACAAGCTCTAATGGTACATCAGGTTCAGCAACTTATGTACAAGGAAACACAGACGGTGTTAGTTTTTACTATGAACACGAAACAGGATTAGATCAAATAAGAGAAGGTGCAACTACTTCTATAACATCTAGTATTGAGTCTGGTGATTTTGATATTGGTCAACAAGGATTACAAGGCGATGGTGAATTTATGATGAAAATAAGAAGAGTATTACCAG